ACTGTTCTAATTGTGCCTGCTGCCCTGCTTCACTTCTTAAAAGTTCTTTCAGCATAGGCAGTTCACCGCTTGCCTTAATATCAATGTAGGCTCTGCCGACAAATTCTTCGCCGCCGGGAATAGCTCTTAAAAGCTCGTTGGCTCTATTGCCTTCCCATTGACTCACGCCGATTGACGGATAAGCGTAGGCGGTAGACTTCGCCACGCTGTCATAGCCACCCTCGATACCTGTTGCGATAATGCCTTTGGCGATTTCTCTCGCAAGGCTTTTGTTCCAGTCCATAGCTATCACCTCACTCACTTTTTAAGCAGCGATTGGACGCCTTCTTGTACACGTCTTCGTACATTTCTTGTTTGTCACCGTTGTATGTATACTCAGCATAAATACCGTCACCGCTGACGGTCGTTGATAACAACGCCTTGTAGTTCTGCAACGTCTTGCACGCCCAAACCACAAACACATTCTCAAGCGTAATTTGCTCTTTGCTATTATGGTTGTACCATTCAACTAATTTGTTTTTGCATACACTCTCAAAGTGCGCCATACCTGTAATAATCATTATTATCACTCCTTTAATTTCACTTCTTAATTTCACATTTTAGTTGTTTTGTTAAGTTGTTACTCTTCGTTCTTCACTTTCATTGCTTTAGTCTCTACATACTTGTTACCAAGCTGCGCAAGCATGAAAGATACACAAGCCATAGCAAAGGCTTCATAATTGCCCCACGTTTTTACAAAAAACGCAAGGTAAAGAGAAATTACACAGAACAAGACGAACGCCAGCACAGCGCATAGTCTGCCGATACTAAGCGTATTCTCGTCCTTTTTTAGCATATTTAATAGCTTCTTCATTTCTTATCCTTTCTGATGCGGCTCATAGTTCGGCAAGTCGTTAAGCTGTTCCATTAAGCCGTTAATAACGCCATTTTCTCCGAGAGCTTCATAGCTTCTAAAGCATGCGTTGATGCTTTCTAAAGCGTAAATGGGAATCCACTTCTTATCGTCGCAGTAATGGTTGTACGCCTGGATAATTCTGTCCCTCAGCAACGCTTGTAAGCCTGCTTTTAGTGCGTCATTTTCTTTTTTCTTTTGACGGTACATGGTAATTAGCAGCGTTATTACGCCACCGAACACAACGTTAATCACGGAGTTCAACGCCGCATCTAAAGATTGTTCTATCATCTTCTACACCCTTATAATTAAACTTTAAGTATCACGGCTTCTACATCTGCTGCCGTAGTTGCTGTCTCAACTTTTTCTTTCGCTGCGCGATATGCAATATGCAGTTTGTTTGAGCGCACCGCCACGGCAGCAATAATCATCTTTAAATCGTTAGCAGTTACTGGCGTATCGGCATTATCTGCCGTGGTCCACTCTATTGCAGCTCCCTCGCCTTGCAGTTCCAGCGCAATAATTGCAGCGCTGATTCTGTCACGGGCTTTACCGTCAAAGTCATAACTATGTCCATTGTATTCAATAGGCTCTACCTCTGCTTTATCGCGCTGATATTTAAGCTCCACAATCTTATGTTGCTTAATTACTTCCAACGGTTCTTCCTCATGCGTAATGGTTACGCCTAATTCCGCTAAGGCTTCATCGCTGATTGATAGTGGGATGAAAATACCTTCTTTGCCTAAGGCTTCTGATAAAGGGTAGATGTTTGTATATGTTTTGTCTTTGTACGTATATTTTGTTTGCATTTTGTTCCTCCTTTGCTTAATAATCTTCAACTGTGGGTGTCATCGCATTTATTGCTTTACCCCATGAAAAAGTCACACCACTTGTAAGCCAACAATTAAAAAGCAATGTATAGGTTTTATTTGGGGTTACGCCTACAATGGAAGCAATATCTTGATGCTCATAGAGTTCTCCGTTTTCATCAGAGCGTGAGAAACCTTCGCCCCATGTTTTATTAGTCATTTTATTTTCTATAGAAGCATCACTAGAATCGGACGGGTTACCTTCAGCCGAATCAACTTCTGCAAACACTTTGATTCTTTTAACCCCTTGTGGGACAGTAAAAGCTATTGTTTTATTATTTGTTTCATCATAAGCCCAAACCTTGCTCCCATCTTCAACCTTTACTGCACCATTTTTCATCATCATTCTATTAAGTCCCATTATGCACCACCTTCTAACTTAGATGCTTGCACAATGCTAGTAACATTGCCATTAGCATCGCTCGTCATCAAAATGTTCAACAACAGACCTGCACTTGTAATAGCTACGTCAGACGCAGAACCTATGTATTTAAGCGTTCCTGCATCAGTAATAGTCAGTGAGTAGTCAGCAGAGGACTCAATATACGCAGTAAACACAGTAGAATTTCTAACTTCTAAACTAGCCGCAATTTTTAAAAGGCTAAGGGTAAATGCCCCTGTTGCTATATAGTGCATTACGGACATTTGAGGCGTATTACTTGAACCGCTCACCACAGGAGAAAGGTATCTTTCAGCTCCCAACAGCACTTGCTTAAATCTTTGTAATGCGTTCCATTCGTTAGCAGTATCCTTTTTAGCATAAGTTTCAGTAATTACATTACCTTCACCATCACTCTTAGCTTTATCAGCAGTACCAGTGAGATTGCCGATAAAGGCACGAGCGGACACATTAGCTGGGAATGTAGCATTTTGATAAGGGTCATAGTCATATAAGTGTCCCCTTTTCGCCATGCTGCTCGGAGTTCCCCAACCAGAACCACCAAAAGCCATAATTTTAGTAATAGCCAATCCTAAACGCCCCTCAATAGTGGGAGCAGTAGTAGAACCAAACGTAAACCTAATAAGACCATATTGTCTTGTCGGTGAATTACTATACGTTTCTAAATTTTCTGTGTTAATAATATTATAACCAGTCCATCCAGAAATCGGCACTTTATCTGCAAATACTTTAAATTCTGTCGGAGAGTTTTCTAAAGAAGCTTCTATTGTACAGAAGCAACCAAAAGCTCCACCTGTTGAGAGAAAGAGAGCAAACTTATTCAGCACAGTATATACACCGAAGGCATTAACATCTATGGTAACTCTCAGCATATCCTTCTTAGTAGGTTGGCGGTCTTTTTTACCACCAGCATAAATATAGGAATTTCCAGCTGAAAACAATGCGAGTTTTTCATATTCTGTTAAAGAATATGTATTCCAAGTAGTACCAGCATCCTCACTATATTCAACTGTAATACCTGCTGCTTTACCAAACATAAAGCGATTAGCACCTAATTCATCAATCATAGCTGCATCGACAGGACTGTAAGCATCCGCAAGGTTGCGACCGCCCCACGCAAGATTAGCCTCGTAGATTTTATCGGTTTTGTTAACTTTATTATCTAAGGCAGCCTTAATAACCTTATTCTGTACAGGGTTGGTACTTGTAGCACTCATTGCAGTATCAACAGTGATACCACCATCAGCACCATCGTTACCCCTAGGCAACGTAAAGTCCAACACAACATTACTAGCAGTACCACTATTGGTAACACTTGCATTAGTACCAGGCTCACCTGTAGTCACGCTACCAATCTTGATAGATGCAGCAGTACCTGTATCACCTTTTGCGCCTTTGATATTCACACTTGTAGGGTTGGTCAGTCCAGCTTTATTCGTCCAGCTTAAGACACCATCAGAGGACACACTAGGAATGAATACATTGACGTTTTCACTATAATTCTTAGCATTGTCCATGTAGGTTTTTGCATTGTCCTTGTAGGTCTTTGCTTCACCTGCGCTGTTTCTTGCATCAGACGCAAAGTTACTAGCAGTAGTAGCAGCAGATTGAGCTGCTTCTTTACTAGCACCTGCATTATCAGCAGAGGTCTTAGCGTTGGCAGCATAAAGGGACGCATTGCTCTTAGCAGTTTCTGCTGCTGTTTTGTAACCCTCTGCTAACCTTGCGTTTTCATCAGCACTTGCAGCAGATGCACTCGCATACTGTGCGCTGTTACCTGCTACGCCAGCAGATTCGAAGGCGCTATCTTCACTCTGCGCTGCCGCAGCTGCACTTGCAGATGCACTCTGCGCTTGCGCTTGAGTCTGCGTATAAACACCTTGCGCCAATGGCAAAACCTTTGCCGGGTCCTCGGTAAGTTCTATCTTTGTTCCGTCGTCGCTAATTCTAAAGCTCTTGCCGTTCTCCCACGGGATTACAGTATCAATATCAGTACTTTTGCTTACACCGATTTTCAAACTTCTGCCGGTAGTATCGGTAAGCTGTTGCGCAATCATCGTCAATTTGTCACCGATTGACTCAACCTGGTTAAAAGGATATTGGTCTGGCAAATCCGTTTCCTGCGTTACCGGCACTTCCCTATAAATCGTCAGTTTCCACCCGGCCGGAAGCACTGCCGGTCGTTCGCCTTCCGGCACTTCAGCGCCGACTGCATAACCTGGATAACGCACAACATTCTTTTCAACATCAACATAATAATCTTTGGTCAGCAGCTTTTCTTTGCCGTCTGCGTCAGTCAATAAAACTTTTATGTCCGTCCGGTCTAAAATTTTAAACTGATACGCAAACTCTGTTGCATTCCCATTGCCGTTATATGTGATTCTGTTATCGACATGAGCAATCATAATAGCTCCCCTCCTTTTATTGTTTTTGCCAAAAGAAAAGCGTAGATATATTTTTATATCTACGCTTAATAAATTCACTTTAACTAATTATATACCTATTTTTGGAGATTCATATCTATGCTACTTTGTGAAATTTTTGTCAATCTTTTTTACGTTCGCTTTTTGGTCTGCGCTTGTAAATATCTTGCAGTTCGAAATCCATATCACCAGCAGCAATATCTATACCGTTGAATATGATATTGAAGATGCCGCTAGGAATACCAAGATATGCGCCGCCGACATATGCCACCTGCTCTGCCAATTCGCTAGGCTCTTTCTTACCTTCCACAACATCGTTTATACGTCTTGCAACAGTAAAGCCTCTGTCAATCAAGCCTTGCGCCGCAGTCAGGCGGTAGCCGTAGTTCCTCATGCCTAGCAAGTTCTGTACACCAACGTTCGCCGCTTGCCCGACGGGACCGCCCATAGACAACGGGTAGTTGATAAGCTCTTTTGCAAGGTTATTCCAATCGTCTTTTTTGTCTTTCTCGAAAGGAGCGGTCAAAGAAAGCTCTGCAATAGCTACGTTCAGCAAGCATACGCCTAACCATTTAGCGGTAACGAAAGCAATCAGCCGTTCAGCCATTTCTTTTTTCTCGCCGCTATTCCATAACCTTTTGGCGATATGTGCTTCTCTGTCCCATTGGTTAAACTGTGTGTTGAAAAATCCCTGGAACATCGTAAACAGTCTGAATAAGCCGCTGCCACGTTGCAGACTTGATACATCATGAATACGGCTGCTGCCTAACGTGCGCCGAATAACAGCGTTCGCAAAGTCTAGTGCTTCCTGCTCCGTCTTGCCTTCGTTGATTTTCTTCATGTATGCTTCTGCAAATACCGGCTTTGCAGTCATCATATCAGTGTAGCCTAACAGCATTGCACCATATTTCAGCGTCTTTTTCTCAATTGAGTTAAGGTCGGAACGATTCTGAATATCTCTCAATGTAACGTCTGGTACTTCCATGCGTTCACGCATAAACACGCTTTTTGCGCAAATCGCATCTACTTCTGCCCTGCCTTCACCTGTAAAGCCACGGTACAAGGCTCTGAAAGCGTCAGCATAAGTAAAGCCTTCTACGCTATTTCCGTATAGCAGGATGTTAGAAAAGTTCTGCATTGCCGTTTTGAAGTTAAGCATAATAGCGGTATTTGTTGCAATATTACGTAAAGCGTTGGCAGCTTTCGTAAACAGATTCTCAGCCATATATGCTGTCTTATTGCCATATGGGTTAGCGCAAGCCTGCAAAAACTCTCTCAAAAGTCTTACGTTTGTATCGCCTAAACGCTCAACCATGTTGCGGTAAATATCCTCATCGTTCAGTATCTTTCTGAAATCAAGCATTGTTTCACGATAACAAATATCGTGAATAGTGCTTTTTACCGCCGTAACCTCACTGCCACGCGATAAGTCTACGGGATATTTGCCGCCAGTACGTGACTTACTGGACCCGGTATTAGTAGTCAAAGTCCGTTGTGGCGGTCTGTTGCCTTCTTCGGTGCTGTCGATTCTGTCAAATTTTCCGGGCATACTGCCGGTGCGTGTATCACGTTCCAACGGGAAGTAGCCACCGTCAAATACTACGCTTTCACCGCTTGCAAGCTTCATCACCAGCGGTGACGCTTCAATCTTCGGCGGCTCAAAGCCTTTTGTTCTGCGATTGACTTCTGCCAGCATAGGCCAGAATTTACTTGCTGCATTGATACGTGCCTGCGCATAGGCAATATCTGCTTTAGTCAGATGCTTGCACAAAAACTCTATAAGGTTTTGTTTGGTTTGCAGCATTGCTTCTTCTTTGCCTATAAGCTCCGATTCTTCCACCCATATGTCAGAATTCTTTACGCCTACTGGTTTTTGCGAACACAGCCTTGCGGCGTTGCTGTCGCTGCCAAGGTTGCACAGCATAGCAATCAAAGCATGCTTATCTGCACTGCCGCCAAGTTCTTCATAGTAAACTCTTTTATCGTGCGCAATGCCCGTTTCCTTATCTGGCTCCCATTTCTGCAAAGCATCTGTAAGCTCCTTCTGATAACCTTCAAGCATCGTGCTTTCCATATCTGCGCAATGGTTGATTTTGTTGTAAAATTCCCTAGTAAAATAACCTTCTGTCCAATTATCCATCATCAAGAAGAAGTTATCAGCATTACGCAGCGTAGCCATGAAGTTTTTAGGCCATTCGACAATTCGCTTACGCAGGCTCTTTTTGCTGTCGCTGCCAATCTCCGCCTCATACTCTACCGGCAATTCTTGCAGGTGCGCTATCGTGTCAGCCTTAACCTGTTCAAAGGCTTCACCGGCGGCGATTTTGTTCATCTGCGTATCCTGCTTTGCAATAGCACGAATGTTTTTCAGTGCGTCGATAACGTCCATATAGTTCGCAAGGCTAAGCTGCGGCGCATTGGTCAAATCATTATTCGGATTCAGAACAAACTCCGGCATAGAAATAATTTCGTCACCGTACTTTGCCTGCATCTCTGCAATGTAATCGCTAAGCGGCTGCACTTCTCTGCCGTTGGTGTTAAAGTCCTTGCGGTGATAGCCCATACGCTCCAGCAATGCGCACATCTGGAAGAAGTGCTGCTCTGTTCCCCATACTTCTTTCTTGCTGTGCATCTGCTTTCTGACGTACTTTCTTGCGCTTTCAATCTGATGTTTGGCCTTGACTGCTTCACGATACAAAGCGTGATTAATCATCTGCTGTTGCTTATACATAGCTGCTTCTTCCAAAAGGCCAGCTTTCGCAGCCTTGTTTGCATTAGCCGCCGCTCTGCGTTCTGCCATAGCAAATCTTCTCGGCTTCATAACCTCGCCTGCGGGCAAAGTCTGGATATAGCGTTTAGCAAAATTATCTGCGTTCTGCTTACGCACTTTAGCAATATTCTCACGCTCTTTTTGCTTAATATCCTTGTCGCTTATTTCATTGAGTGCTTCATCAATAAGCTGTTGTTCAAGTGCCACTACTTCGCCGCTCTCGTCATTATAGAGTGCTTCCCTTGCCGCTTCTCTTGCCTGCTCACGCTCCTGCATGAAGTCGGGGAATCTGCGGTTTACAGCCTTGTCAATCTCTTGACGCACCATAGCTCTTTCACTCGGCGAAGTCAAAATATCCTGCGCCATAGCATCGCCGCTGTCATAGCCTAAGCTGTCAGCCACCCAGTCAAACAGTTCTCTCTGCTCGTTAGGCAAGGCACGCTTTTTGCTCATCTCCACAAGGTCGACTTTATCCGGATTAGTTTCAAGCTCATGCTTCAAGGCTTTAAGCTCGTTAAGCTCTGTAAGCTGCTCACCCTCTACCAAAGTTTCGGCAATCTCCTTCAAGCCTTCTTCACTTTTAAGTTTTGCTCTGTCACCGCCGTTGCGAATGTAGTTTCTCGCCCAGTTATCCTGTACGTCGCTGCCTTCATTCTCATTGACGGTGTAACCTTCGACAATCTCCCTTGCCATTTCGTAGCCGCTGGCATAGCCGTTTTCTTCTGCTATCTGGTCAAAGAGTTCTTTCTGCTCCTGCGATAATTGGTTGCGCTTACTTTCTTTTACCAGGTCGACGCCTTCGGGGTCTGTTTCAAGTCTATGCTTCAACGCTTGCAGTCTGTCCAGCTCATCTACAATATGCTTAAAGTCTGCCTTAATTTCAGCGTCGCCATAATCTAAACCGGTGCTACGCAAATCGTAGTAATCCGCTATATCTTCGCCTCTTGCAATCTTTTCAGCAATTCTTCTGCGTCCTTTTTTACTGGTCAAGTCGCTTACGCTGCCGCCGTAGTCATGAACGTATCTTGATACCCAGTTGACATTACGAATACTGTCACCTGCTTCATGGAATACAAGGCCTTCAATATCCGCTTGCTCTAAAGCTCGCTTAGTCCAATGACGTTTTCCGTCCTTGCCTATCTCACCAAAATCAACCAAGACTGCGCTTTGGTCCGGTATGCCTGCAAAGTCATTTGCATACTTGCCTTCTGTTCTATTGGTTGCGGCAAAGTAGCCCCACTTACCATTGATGAAAAACGCACGCTCACTCTTGACTGTATCTTGATATTCCGCAAGCTCACTTTCTATTCTGTCAGCAATAGGATTTAAAATATCATCAATAGCTCCGTTTGTATCTTTTAACAGTTCGTTATAGTTTATACGTTCATTGCCATAAATATATTTTCTTGCAAGCCTACGCGGATTAGCTTCGATTGTTTCCCATTCGTTGATTTTCTGCCTAAAGTTAGCATGAGCCATGCCGTGCTCATCAACAACGAATGTAGGATTGGTTACTGTTTTTTGTCTTGACTTGCTGAACATAGCAACGAGCATGTCTTCAGCGTTTGCAATACGCTCTTTAGAAAGTGTGCCGTATGTGTCGACTTCTGCTTGCAGATACTCAACTATCGGATTAAGTATATCGTCAATGCCGGCGTTGGTATCGTTCAGCATATCATTATAGTTTGGCAGTACGCTTCCTAAAACGTGCCTGTACTTTCTTGCTATAATTGCAGGATTGGCAAGCTTTGTTTTGCGCCATGGAGTATCCGAATTATTAGCATGAGCCATGCCGTGCTCATCGTCTATAAAGTGCGAATCAACAACCTTAACTTCCTGGCCAAACTCATAACCTACCTGGTGTCTTGCACGATTGACAAGTTCCCACGCCACCGCGTCTTCAATCTGCGGCCGTATTTCTTCGATGAAAGCAGCCTTTTCAGCTCTGCGCTTTGCACTGAAATCAGCCATTGCTCGCCTTGTCAGAATATCCACGGCCTTGTCTTTAGCCTTCAAGATTTTATCCTGCAAGGCCTTTTTGTTTTGGTCTGATAACTTGGAAGTTATATTCTCCGGCAAGCCGCCGAATATGCCCTCCATGCGTGCCATAACTTCAATTTCTTCACGGCACGCCAACATTCTGTCGAATACCTGCCGTACTTCCGGCGTTAATTCTGCCGCATTTTCGCTTCTTGCTATCTTGCTATAAATAGCTGATAACCAATTAGCGAACCTTTGGAAAACTCCACGCAGGCCAACGCTGGGCGCTTTGCCTTCCATGATGTAGGTTTCAAATGCTTCTGCCAGCTTTTCATGCCCGGCTCTCTTTGCTTCAACGTCACCGCTTGCCCATGTGTCAGCGTCAATGCCTGCGTACTCCATGAGCTTTTTCGCATCAGCGTTTAGTCTTGTGTTGCTGGGGTCTGCCAATGCTTCGTTAATCATGGTTTCCACAAAGTAGTGTCCTGTTTCGTGGATAACTGTACTTGCATCTGCGCCCTTAAAAAGCGTGATAACATAAGTACCATCATCCATTGGGGAAATCATGCCTTTATCTTTCAGTGTACCATTGACAATTTTTTGTTGCTTGTAATTATCTGCTTTTTGTGATACACTATCAGCAAAAGAGGACGTTTTGTTTGAGATACTGGGCTGAGCCTTGAATTGCTCGGAACCCGAGGGCTTGAACGCGTCCTCTATTTTTTTATACTCACTTTCGTTAAAAATATTATGATTATAATATGATAATGATTTATCATTATGTTCTCTTACTGTAACAACTACATAACGTTTTTCACCATTAACATTCAGTGCAGAATGAATATAATAAAAATTCTCGTCTGAATGTTTTTCTTTTTGCGGCGCAGATTCTGTAACGAAATTACCATTCTCCATAATTTCACGTAAATAGCGCAATGCAAAAAGTTTTTCTTTTTTAGCGGAAGTGTGTTCCATTTTCTTTCTGCCACTTGTGCCAAATTTAATATTATTTTCTTGATACCCTTTATCTATTCTAATATCACCCAATACACTATTATGAACGCTCGTGCCTTGCAAGTTGTCCCTATACCATGCAAAAGCCTTTTTCTGCAAGCTCTTCAAATCTGAATAGTGTCCCATCTCATTTCCGGTAATATTAGTAGTATAGAATTGCTCTTTTTTAAGCACTCCTCCCTTGCTAAACCAGCCATTCTTTTGTTTAGCTTTGCCGCCATCTTCAAAGCGCAGCTTATTCTTTTGTAGCCACGCAGCAGGATTTTCGGGGTCTGCAATAAGTGCGCGGCTCTCCAATACTAAACGCAAATTACCTGCATGAGATTTGTTCATGCCTGCTTTAGTCGCACTATCGACAATAGCGTCAAGTTCTGTGTCAAGCTCCGTGCTTGCCTGCCTGGTTAAGTTATAGCCTTCTCGAAGTTCTTTACGTGTCTTTGCGCCGCCGTCCGACAATTCGCCGTTGCTGTCAAAATACATATTGTCTTTCGTAGCTTCAAACAGCGCATTATCTTTAGCCATTGCCGCCGTAAACTTGCCGCGGCTAATGTCTATATCCTGCCCAAGCTCCGCAGCCGTTCCGACTTCTTCTTCGGTAATTCCTAATTCCTCAAAAAGTTTGTTGTTACTGCTGGTCTGCTTGTAGCCTTCCAAGTCCTGCGCTGATACAGTAACAGTATCGTCCTCAAAGTTTGGATTGTTCGCTTCAATTTCAGCCGCCGCACGTTCCGGGTTAATGCCTGTTTCTCTGATTCGTTCAGCATCCGCTACTAACTTTGCCTTGCGTTCTTCGTTGGCTTTCAAAGCGACGTGCTCAACAGCACTGTCAACGGCAACGCTTACGCCGCTAACACTGCCGCCAAGGATAGCGCCAATGAGGCCGCTATATCCTGCTTCCTTCAAATTCTGCTGCCAGTTCTCGCCCCACTTTTCAGCGAGTTTGGCAGCGCTTGCGCCGGGGTTCTTTGCCCATAAGTCCGTAGCCTGTTCCGGGAATTCCTGCAATGCTTCGGTAACGCCTTCTTCAAGTCCGCGTTTGGTAACTTCCCATATCTTAGCTTTCAGTCCGCTGCCGGCAGGCATCTTTTTAAGCAGTCTGCCAAGCGGCAGTTCTTCTAATACTGCCTGCGGTACTGCGTTCAGCAAGCCTGCTTCTGCGGCTCTGCTTGCGCTTACGCCCTCTTTACGCAGTCGCAGATATTGTTCGCCGCTGATGTTTGCGCCATTGTAAAGCATACTGATAGCGTGTACAGTTTTAGCGCCTGCACCGGCAGCACCTACACCTTTAGTCAGTGCAAGTTGCGCTAAAAGCTGAACGCCGTTTTCGGCCAAGTCATAACCAAGTTGCCCAGCCGCCGTATCAGCTCTGACTTCTTCACGCTTCAAAATCTCATCGGTGACATAGCCTAAAGCCTTGCTGATGTTCTCTGATTGGTCATATTCTTTGACAACATTCTTGTCACCCTTATGCGCTTCAATATTAGCGTCAACGGCCGCTTTAGCCGCACCGAATAAGCCACGCACCGAACCTTTAAGGCCGTTCATTACGGCAGTACCTATGCCCGGCTTATCGTCGTTGATAATGCTGCTAGTATCAATCGTCGGCGAATTATTGCTCTTTACTGCCTGCGAAAACTTATTGTATTCATCGTCGCTCATTTTTTGCAGGTCATAATAACCTAAAGTTTCAGCAGGTGACAAGCCGCTGTCAATATCAGCAATAAAGCCATAATTAGCATATTCCTTTTTCGCTTTTAATCTGCGGTCGAATTCGTCTAAAGGTTCATTAGCCATTTAGTAATCTCCTCTCAGTAACTTTGCAAGATATGCGCCGTTTATTTTGCCCGATGTGCCATCCAGCCATTTAACATCGTACCAATCATCACCAGTTTTATTTACGCTTGCGATACCACGTGCAATTAAATCTGCGTCACTTGCTTTTATATCTTCTGTACTGTCAAACCAGAATGAATGTTTTTCGGTAACATAGCTGCCGTAAACCTTAGTTGTTACGCAGTTTTGCAAGGCTTCCAACAGCTCCGTTTCGCCCGGATTCATGCCGTGATTTTTTACGCGATAAGCGCGTACCCATTGCCGCCCGTAGTTTTGGATTTTCTTCTTGTACAGTGCATCAGCATTTTTGCCTGCGACTTGTTGTACAAGGCCTTCCATATCAAAAGCAAATTCGCCTGTACCGCTATACCAATCTTTATATATTTTTTCTAACTTGCCGCGCTGTGCAGACGATGCACCTTTGTTAGCGGCGTATGCCAAGAATTGGTCAATGCTAGAAAACTTGCCTTCTTGCAGCATATCTTCCAGTACGCCTATTGCATCGTCATCAAGTTTTCCGTTGCTGCTTCCACCGCTACCGCTACTTCCGCTTCTGCCTTGCGGTCCGTATATTGCCGTTACCGCATTTCGGTACGTTACATACTTGTCGGGGTCACTGCCTGCCTGGTTAGTAGCCCACGCCATAGCATCACTATAGCTTGTACCGTTATTAAACATTCTAAATAATTCACTCTTTATTCCTTCAAAAAGTTTGTTTTTCTTATAAGTTTCTATTCTGTCATGGTCTGCCTTAATAGCGCGGTACTGCTTCATAATACGGTCTTGCTCATCCTGGCTCATGTTGTGAGTGCTGCGCACGCTTCCTGCCCTATTGGTAACACTCTCTGCGTATTCTTTGATACTAGGCTCATTCCCATGTTGCGGCGTATCCCAGGTATTACCCCATACATCCGTCGTTTTACCGCTCACCCAGCGTTGCGCATTAGTTTCTCCGCTATACCATGCTACCGCCGCACCTGCTGCACCGTATTTATCATAGTATTGTTTTAACTTAAAGCGTGCGACTTTTTCTTGATTTTCCGGTGTCATTTCTGCGCCTGCTGGCAAGCCTGCTTCTTGGCTCCAGCTAGGCCAGTTACTAGGCAAAATCTGATACTTGCCGCTTGCGCCTGTACGGCCATTCTTAGCGTTATAATTGCCGCCGCTCTCTTGAATACCGAAAGAAGTTAGCAAATTCTCAAAATCATTACCGCTTTCGCTGCCGCTGAAACCTTTCATGCCTTCAAGTTCTTTGCGTACTGCTTCTTCATTGTCGCCATATTTAGCATACAAATCTTTAGCAGTATTTCTTTCAAAAGCGCTGCTCTCTTTATCGTATGCCACCTTCTCAAAAGCAGCTCTCTGATTAGCAGTCAGATAACTACCGTACTTATCCATGATGTTACGCATAGTGCCATAATCTTCGTTGGTGATACTTGCGCCGACGGCACTTGCTACCACCTGCCCGATGTTGGCTCTGCTTTTAGATTCGATAAACTCTGCGCCACGCTTGCCATATATAGCGCTTGTCAGTAACTGTGTACGAATAATCTCATCTTGCAGTGCCTGCGAATTATTCCAGTTCTTCTGTACAAACTCGCAGGAGTTCTGAATGTTATTGTCATAGCGTAAATCAGTGACTGCTTCTTTTTGCTTCTGCTCGTATTGGTCGACAGTCTGGAAGCCTTGCTGTGCGCTCTGATACATTAAATGGTCTAATGCAAGCTGATTCTTTTGGCTGTGCAGTTTGGTATTACTTAATACATCCTGCCTTGCCTTATTTATCTGCTCTGTGTAGCTTGCGCCTGCACCGGCAGTGCCTTCTAATTTCGTATTCATAAGGCCGCTTTCATCGTTGTACATGATGTTATAGCGGCTCTTATTAAATATATCCATAGCGTTAAGGATAGACTGTTTGTCCTCATCCTCTTGCTGTGCTTCTACTGCTACCGCCCATTTGTTGGCGGCACCGGCAATAGCGGCAAGTCCTTTGCCGCCGCTGCCATAAGCGTTAAGGTCACTCGATACCTTGACAGTCGCACCGCCGCCGGCACCTAAATTGACGCTGCCTTGATAACCTGCAATCTTCATACTGCACCTCCCTTACCAGTTCCATTTAGTAAAGCCTGTATTATCCATGAACGGGTTATTCTTCTTTGCCTGGTTGTAAAGATTGAAGCCGTTCATATTGCTAGCAGGAAGATTGAAATCACTGTTAGCATCGTACCATTCATCACCGCTTACTGTAGTTGTTCCCTTGCTGCCGCCAATCATGCCTTTAGAGTAAGCGTTCGCCGCCGCACCTACAAGCGTACTAAACATCTGCATTTTGCCGTTGGCTTTAGCGTTCTTCGCCGCCGCATTATATGCGCTTGCCTGGTTGCGATAATTAACCTCGTTTACATAAGTGCTCCACGCATCGTTACGCTGATTTTGCAACAGATTCATACTGTCTTTTTTGTAAGCGTCCTCACTGCTCGAAAGAATATCACTGACACTGCCGCTGTCGGTTAGGCCGCTACTGCCGGCCGCCGCCAGCGCCTGCCCTCTTGCAAGCCTCATTCTATCGTTGAGTTGGCTTTGCTTCTGCGCATACGCTTCTGCCTGCTGCTCACGTTGGCGGCTCATAATAGCCGCGTTCTGCTGTGCAGCCTGCGCCTGCGCTTTATATGCCTGCTCCTGCTGTTTGGCCTGCTGATGTTGGCCACTTAACTGCATGACAGTTTGCAGGCCCATTAAGATTCCAAGTGTACCCATTACGCTCACTCCCCTCTATATGGAATATAAAACTGATAAAATTTCTTGCCGTCCCAACCTGTTTTAGGCTCTACCAAAAATACCGCTCCCAAGTGTCTTAAATAGTTAATGCTAGTGCGGTTCTTCTCGTAGACGATATTGTGCAGCAGTCCATGCTTGCGTACCCATTCATTCAGCACTCTTTTCGCTTCCTTGAAAAGCAGGCTCTTTGTGTAACCATTGTAAAGTTCGTTCGTGCCTACCATCCAGATTCCGCGCCCTGGCGCGCCCCATTCCATAGTGCCCTTGCCGAATATCGCAAGCAGTTTTCCGTCCTCACCACGGTACACCCTTGTTTCTTCGTCAAGCTTGATACTGCCAATAAGCACAAATACCGGGTCACTGCTTGCTTCCAAATCTTCCTTATCATGCGGCCGTATATCCTGCATAAGTTCTTCAATCAACGGCACAACATTTTCTTTTGACTTATTATCAAGTATTTCAACTGTCCACTTCTTAGCCACCGAAAGACACCTCCCGCACTACCGCCAACAAGTTAAAAGGATATGGCTCATCCGTAACGATAATCACTCTGCCTTCGTTATTAAAGCCGCCAATAGGCAAAGTCATATGCTTGTCACCGGTAAATAATTTAATATCGCTCACTGCGTTCTGCTCATCAAAGTTCATCAAGTCCATAGTATTTATATCCGGCCCGACCATGCCGCCAAGAGAATTACTTAAACGCAGGATGCAATTACTAATCTGCTTTTTGCGTCCTTGCATAGTGCCGTCACCAGTCTTAATTTCGACGTTTGGAAGTTCCACGATACTTCTATAGGGCAAGCCAATAAAAGCGTGTTGTACGGCCGCCGGGAGCGTCACAGTGCCGTCCTGGCTTACTGTCAGTCCGCTATACATTCTTCCATCACCGATAACAGTAACTTTTTCACCTGCCAACTCTGCCGCATCAATCTCTGTTTCCCCACTGCTCTTTTCAGCAGTGCTATACTCAATAGCATTATCAAGCATAATATAATCGTCGGGGTTATCGCTCTTTGCAGGATTCTTTGCCAGATATTCGATATTGCGTACTGTCACGCCGTTTATTTCTCGTTGTACTACAAGATAAATAATATCCTCGTCGCCTTCCTGCACTGCCGCCACAGCTTCAATCTTGCCTTGCGTTTCTATCGTCGACCAGGCATATACTTTTTGTTCCATGATGTAGGATAAGCAAGCCATAGTTCCGTCGCTTCTTACAAAGTAAATAGTGCTGTCGGGTTCCTGCTTATATGCACTGTCGACAATCTGTACATTCTCTATGATATGCTTTGCCAGCAAGGTTAAGTCATTGCCGCCGTAGCTGTCTGTTTCATAGCTATATGCCATATCCCTTACAGTGCTTCCGCGTCCTTGTACAAACACGATTCTGCCGCCAATCATCAGCGGCTCAACAGTGCTGCATCCGCGTGTAGTCTGCATTTTCGGTACGGCCTTAGATGGGGTTACAGTATCGCTGCCGCTTACTGTCCATTCGTTGCCAGCGGTCAAGACAATTAAATCGGTGCTTGCTATCAAATGCAAAATCTTAAACTGCTTGCGGCTTACAAACGCAAGTGCTACTGCGCTATCATCGGTAACAGTGCCGCTTGCTTTTTCTACGCTGAAATTGCCGTAGTCACCGGTTCTGCTCATCCATACCATGTAAGGCTGCTTCTTCGTACCGCCAAAACATAGTCTGTCCTGGAAAAAGCAAAGTGTTTGCGGGTAGCCAAATTCTTCACTCCATGCGCCCCATAAGAAATTAGTTGTCATATCCGTTGAGCCAAGTTCTTTTTCAACATGGGCTTTAGCTGTACTGTCGCTAGTGATTTCAGTAAGCTTTACAACGCCTTCTGCATTGTAGGCCATTGCTGTTAAATCAACAGTGCAAGTACCGCTAGTTATAGTACATACCGCCCTTAAAAATACCGGCTCTGTTACGCTGCCGCTTTCGGACGGGTTGTAATCGTCCTTAGAGGTATACTTCCTGTATTCTTTCCAGCTTTCGCCATCGTCGCTTTTTTCTATAGCAAAACTGCCACTCCAAGTGCCGTGACTGATAACCTTCCAATTTTCGCCTACGCGCACTCTTTCAGTAGTGCCGTTGCTGGTAGATACAGTCTTGCTTGCAATCTCTTGTTTAAGTTTGATATACGCGCCAGGCTTGCTGCTAGCGAAAATATTCTTGTTGCTCGTCAAGGTAATATCGCCTGTTGTTCCTGAAGGTGTCAATTCTTTATTGCCGGTATATAAAATCTTTGCCCAACCATCAGCGCCTGCTTTGCCAGCATTGTCTTTATATTTAGTACCCGCAACACCACCAATACCGCCACCACCTGCGCCATAGGTTGTGCCTTGCACGCCCCTTGTGCTTTCGTAACTGCCGTCAATAGATACACGGCTACCACCGCTACCGCCGGTACCACCTCTACCGGTCAAGCCGCAAGCAGTACTGTTTTCACCATCGCCGCCATTGGAAGCTGTTCCGTAACTACCTGTGCCGCCACCGCCAGCACCACCACTGCCGACTGTGACCGTATAACTTGTATCTTTAGACAACGTGACTGTTTTTATTATACGTTCGCCATTGCCACCTGCGCCGCCGCCAACACAATAGTAATGGTGTCCGTGATTACCCGGTTTTGAATATCTAACGCCGCCACCGCCACCGCCGCCTGCACCGGCTATATCAATCTGATATTCACCGGTAACAGTCGGTTGAAATTGATAAGTGCCAGGCACTGTATAGCTTATACCGCTATAATTTTCAAGTGAGGTTGATTCGTCGAAATACATATCCGTAATTTCAAAATCAGCAAAGCGCCAGTCAGTGTCTGAATATCTTGCAAGCTGTTTCACGGGATATTTGCCGCTTGCAATAAACATAGTGTCTGCGCTTTGTACAAATCTCAAATCTTGCAGCATATCTGCCGTGTATGGTGTTACGACTTCTATGTTTATATAAAGTCCGTTCTTATGCACTCTTATATATTTTTCGCCAATCTCCAAAAGATAGTCGGTATTGTCTGCGCCGTTGAACGGTACCAGGATGCACGCTTTGTCACTATACTTTGTTCGTGCCATATACTTCATGCCCGGTCTGCGATAAATAGGGCCGTGCGGCTTGATAAGGCAGTTATAGGCTTGCAGGACCGCAAACTGATACTTATCTAAATCGACGCGGTTGGCAACTTCGGCGCTGATTTCGCCGCCGGTAAACGCAGGCTGCAATAAATAATAAGGTGTTAACCCACTAGCCATAATTACGCCCTCCCGTCAAAGTATTTGCTCGGGTAGTCTGGCAACTCTTTCTTTTCGCTTGCCGTGGTATACTTCGCTTTCTGTAATGCCGCCATTGCAAGCTGATACTGTGTCTGCTGCAAGCCGCTGTTGCCGGACAGTTGTACGCAGATATTAAACGCCAGCATATGAGTAAACGCGCTCAAAAAATCACTTGAAAACATTTCCACATCGTCAACGTCATAGGTATATTCAAGCCACGCAGCAGGGATATTGCAGCCTATACCAAGCACGTTGTCACTTGCCATATATAAGTCCCACTCTTCCTGCTGCTGTTCGCCTGCCCTTATCATTGCGCCGGTGTCAGCGTCAAATATCTTGCGCACAGCAAGGCACTTTTCGGGGTAGGCGTAAACGTGGGACCAGTACGGAGATTCGATACTAAGTTCTGCAAGCTTGCTCACGCGCTTTGCAAATCCCCAAGTGTAGCTTCTTAATAACTCTTTGCGGGTAGGCTCATAAAACAGTTTGCACTGTCTGGCCAACTCCGACTGCTCATCTATATTGCTTATACGGCCTTTGGCAATATGAGCCAGCGCCATATTACATACATCGGTAATGTTAAGCATTTTTAACTATTCCTCCTTGATTATTAAAAAAGGGAAGAGCTTTCGCCCTCCCCTTAAAGTACTAAATCAGCCCGGCCAGTTCGGAACAGTTTCAGTCAAGCCAGCAGTCAGTTTGCCGCCGCTTGCGCCGGTAACAGTCAGTCTGGAAAAAGCTTTCATGCCATACGGCAGTTTTGCTGCAACCAAAATACCCTTTTTGCTGGCAGCAAGAGTATAAGTCGCCACAACAGTTTTAGTGCTGAAGCTTTCGCTGTCAGAAGTTTCCAGCGCCGCAGTGATAGTGCCGCTAGTAGCTAAGGCGGTCGGCGCAGTGATAACAAGAAATAACGGGTCGGCCGCATCACCGCCGCCAACGTTCGCAATTACATTGCTGGTCAAGGAATTATCCATGTACATATTTTGCTGGTCAAAAATCATTGTTATTCACTCCTTCCGGTTATTGTACTGCCGCTTCGGTTTCGCTTTGGCAGTCAAGTTTCTTAATCTGAATACCTGCAAGGTACAGTTTAGGCGGTGCACCCATGAAGTCTTGACGGGTAACGTGAACATTATTCTTGTTGTTCAGATAGCACTCCAGCCAAGAGTATACGCCGTCAGATACATACGCAACCGGCGCTTTCGGGTCTTGCAGACGGTTCTTTGCGAAGATGAATTTGTTCATCAGTTCACGTTGCGCACTGTCAGTCAAAGAGTTAAGCTTTTGGACATCAATGTTGCACACGCGCACAATAGAACGAACATTTTGTACCGCCAAGCCACACTTCCAAGAGTACAAGGTCTGCAATGCACGGAACGGCTTGTTATTCTCATCGTATACGTCGCTTTCGCCCAAGTCCTCAGTCTTCAAGCCTGCCTGGGTGCCTTTAGGATATACACCCATTACACGTCTGTCGCCCCAATCTACGAAGTAGATGGAAGCGTTGGTGTTGGTACCAGGAGTACCCGCGGAAATTACCTGGTGGCCTGGAGTACCTTTGCCGCCGTCGGTCAAAGTATTGTAGCGTACCGCAATACCATTGAAAGTGTCCGGGTCTTCATCTAAGTTGCCGTACAAAAATTGACGTGCGACGTATTGGCCCATGCCTTCTACATGTGCATCGTCCTCTGCCATACGGAAAGCCTGCGGATTCGGTTTGCCGGAAAGCAACTCAACGTCCACGCAGGAACGGTCCTCCAAGTGCATACATACATCAATGCGCTGCTTTACAGTGCCTTTAGTCGGAGAAGTACCGCGGTTAATACGACGGATAGACGGAGAAGGCAGGCTGGCACGAATAGTAGTTTTAGTACCAATCGGCAAATCGCCTTCCATCCACCGAATATCTTCCATAATAGGATTGGATTCGTTAAGCACTTCCATAACGCGGTCAATAGCGCCTTGCGGAGTTAAATACTTTCGTAAGTCACTCATAGTTTGGGAGTAACCAATAGTAGCCATAGTTTCATCATCCTTCCTGTTTTTCAATTAAAAGTTAATAAATTATTTGTACCTGCTCCAGTCGGTTTTCGGGTACATGTTTGCTGCAATGCCTTGCGCAGCGTTTAAGCCTTGTGCGCCGTTTTGTGCAGCCAAGCCGGGGTCCTCGCCAAGCAGTTCGCCAAGTTTCGCAAATGCTCTCACGATAGCTATTTGATTGCCTGCGCCGGTAACTTCCAATGCTTCACGCACGTTCAAGCCTGGATACATTGTCTCCAATTTGCGGCAGGCAGTATCACAAAGGCCCTGTACTTTGCCCAAGTCTGCGCCCAGTGCTGTTTTAGCCTCATCGCCCCATTTAGCGATTTCCTGCGCGCGGAGCTGTTCTACGCCTTGCACTACACGGCTTGCATACTCTGTGCCGTACTTTGCAAGTGCTCTTGCCTGGTCATTGCTAAGGTTCATGCCCTTAATGACATCTACAAAGCGTCCTTGCTCATCAGCACTAAGCTCATAGCCTTCTGGCATCTCTACTCCTGCAAAGTCATAATTCACTGTGCCGGGCTGCTGTGTGCCTTGCCCATTACTTCCATTCCCTGCAATAGTGCCGGAAGCACTTGTATTATTAGTTGCATTAGTAGTAGTCGTTTCTGTCTGCTGCTGTTGTGCCGCGGTATTGGGTTCAGCCTGTTGCTGTGCGCCTTCGCCGTTTACAACTGTGTTTTCGCCGTTCTCGCCCATTAGTTATTCCTCCTTGTTGTTATCCACATATTCCACTGCCAGTTCTTGCAGCTTTAGTTGGAATTCTGCATACTCCATTTCAGCCTGCTGTTTTAGCTCTATGCCTTGCAGCCCAAGTGCTAAAATGCTTTTAATAATGCCTAAGCCTACGTCGCGGCGGCCTTCGTTATAGAAAGTCTTGCTATTGCCGGTAAAGCACATAGAGTTTACTTTGGTTACGTCAAGCATACGCATCAAGAACCAGCGCCCGCTTTCGCTCCCTAAAAGGTCAAGTAGGGCCTCTTTGTCCCTTCTTGCCTGCTCTCTTACCATGTACTCTGTCAGCAGTGCTTGCTTTCTATCCTCGCCGGTATTGGATTTATATTTAAACTGCTCGCTCATTATTCCCAACCTCCCGGCACGCCTAGCCAGCTTGTAATAGCCGGGTTTGAATCATTCGCCGCCGCAGTAAGATTTTTGGCCGCCTCTGCCGCAGGAGCCGCAGCCTGTGCCATTGCCAAGCCTTCCTGCATTTCCTGCTGCCGTTGCATTTCCTGCTGCTCTTGTTTGAGCATTTCTTGTACTTCTTCATCACTGCGCAATGCCATCGCAGGCACGCCAAGCATTTCAAAGTATTTTGTAATAGCACCCAACGGGTTAATCTTCTTCGTAACTTCTGGCCATACTTGCGCCATCTGTCCGGTTTGTGCTATCGCCTGTTCGATATTCACAAGTCCGCTCATCTTCTGCGCCTGCGCCAAAGGTGAAATATAGTCCACTTCTACATCCTCTTCACTCAAAATGTCTTGTAGTTCTTCCGGTACCGGTGGGAATCCACCACTTCTGTCGATGATGTTATATACACGTTGAAGAATCAGTGTTAAGAATTCATCCTGCAATCGCTCAACCACGGGGCCTAGCTGTTGCAGTTTTTCCTGCGTTCTCTCCATAACCTCTCTAGCAGTCATGCGGCTATTATCAAGGTTATCTAACATCAAGAACAAATCAGCACTGTATGCTCTCTTTATAGCATCCTCAACACGAATAATTTCTTCCTGCGCGTCCTTCAAGTCAAGGTCAACCGCGAACAAAGGCTTAACCATATCTTGCGTCTGGTCATCTACGGCTGTTAGACCGCCAGGCATCAAGTTAATACCGCCGTTATTCATAAGGCTTGGGCTGCCTTGCATCGGCGGCTTTATCTTTAACTCTATTGCTGTGAGATAATCTTTTTTCAGCAGTTGCAGCATTTTACTGTCGCCTTCTGCAAACCACGCAGGACCTCTTGCGTATGCCTCATTGCCGCTGACAAGATAACGCGCTACCGGTACTGCTTCTTCTTCAAAGCCGCCAACATACAAGTATTCGTCACTCTCTGACTTTTCCAACCAGTACACGCTTCTATACGGCATATTCAGTCTGTCCATGTAGCCAGGCAGCTTATCACTGTTAGGCTCTACCATCCAGCAGACTTTATACTTCTTAGTAAGATTGGTCTGATTGTCTAACAGTCCTTTCAGATTGTCGGGCAAAGCGTCTACGCCGAAGCAGTCTGCTAGCTGCTGCAAAGTCATATCGTACTTTCTTGCAAAAGTAGTTACCTTGCCGAAGCCGTCTGCTTCAAGTGCATAAGTACCGATTGTCATTGTCTGGAACCTCACGCCGTTTTCTGCGTCGTAGAATATAGCCATCGGGCACTGCCCAAAAGGCAATTCCAGATATACAGTATGGATGCTGTTATAGAAGTTGCTCTTTGCAAGCACGCTTGATACAATCTCTTGTCTTGTGTCAAGCACCTTCATAGCCTCAACATTCGTATTAAGTTCCGGCCGCCTGTATGCAAATCTGAACCACTGGCGGCTCGGCGGTGTAAGTCCGCTCATAACGCCAGCGGCAAATACCTGTGCCGCTCTCCACGCTACGCCATGCACAATCTTCAAGTCACGTCTGCGCGCGGGATTGGTCTTGTCTGCTGTATCGTCAAACTCGCCGACAAACGGAAGCTGATAATCTCTTATCTCTTTCCATCTGTCTACCCAATCTCGCCTATCCTCGTACATGCTTTTAAGCTTACGCACCAAACGTTGGCGGTCTGGCAAGTTCTTTTTCAGCGGCACCCCGTCACTAGGAAGTGTTCCCTGTGGCTTGCTCGCCGCTATCGTTTGAAAGTTCATAAGCTGTTACCTCTTAGCCTAAAGTATTACGGCCGCCCTCGCCGCCACTAGCAATAGTGCTTGTCTGCGTAGATGAAAAGCCTCTGCGTTTCTTCTTGTTACTGTCGTTGCCGGCCGCAACTTCGCTGCTTGTCGCAACGGTAGTCGGTGCCGGGTCCACCTTTTCAATAGTCGGCATGTTGCCGCCACCGAATAATTTTGCAATACCACCCATTTTTAAATCGCCCCCATAATTGAATATTCTGTGTTGCACATCAGCACTTTAGGCTTTCTATCGTCAAACCCTAACTGCCTTAACGGAACCTTCCTTGCAAATGTTAGTGCCAGGCCGTCTGCAAGGTCCGGTGAACGTCCTAGCTTTTCTTTTATCTCCTCTTTAGGCGTTAGTATTAAACGCCCATTCTTAGAGTACTTGTAGTGAATGACAGCAAGCTCTTCTCTTAGTCCAGGTTCATCCGGCAAAGCTCCGCCATCTTCTATCCAGTCTTTCAGTTTGAAGTACATCTCTGCTCTGATATTCTCATAGCGCTTATTCTCTATCGCCGCACCTTGAAATGGTATCTCTCTCAAAGCCGTGTACCCCATCTGCCGTAATCTGTCGACTACGCCAGCACCCATGTTGCCAACGTCTATAAAGGTCATATCTGCCTTATTTTCATCCATTGCCAAAGCAATATAATCTGCCGTCTGCATCGTGTTCAGCTTCTTATAGATTCTCGGCTTAGCATATGCCATTAAACCCTTACGCCGCCATATGCACGTTCTGTCATCGCCAAAGCGCGCTATATCAGCGCCTTGCACCAGCGGCATATCATAGGGAACATCCTTTTCTGTCAGCTCTCTACTGAAAGCCTTATCTAGTTCCTCCAGGCTGAAAAGCTCGTTGATTGCCGATACGCTAAAGTCACACAAATACTCTTGTCTGAATTCTACCTCCGGCATATCCTCTTTCAGTTCTTCTATGCTCTTTGCGTCTAAGATGCCGCTATCGTACACGTTCGACAAATACGCAAAGTAACGCTTATTCGTCTTGGCCTTCTTGTACATCTCATAGAAGTTGTTCTGCCCCTTGGGTGTACCGATGAAATAGCAATAGCCTTTTCTGTCGCCGTTCTCTATCGCAGGTCTGATAATCTGCGTCCACATCTCCGGCTTCATATCCGAATACTCGTCAAGTATTACGCCGTCCCAATATGTACCACGTAATGCGTCGGGGTTATTCGCACCAACGATATATATTCTCGCTCCCTGCGCTCCAGGTACTTTACTGGGGAATTCAACATACTTCTTTGTCTCATTCACCTTGATGCCTTCTATGACGCTTGTGTAATACTTCAACGGGCCCCACGCGATAATTTCCATCTGTGCGCTGAACGGACCTACTAAAGCATACTGCGGACTGATTAAGTCGCTCTGCAAAGCATCCCTTATAAGGTGATTCACCATTCCGATGGTCTTACCAAAGCGGCGGTGTGCTACGATTACTGCAAAGCGGTGTCTGCTTAATTCCTTATGCAGCACCTTCGCCCATGCAGGTCGTGGAGTATATGGTATCTGTATTACGTTTTCCATGTTTACCCCCCCCTTGAAAAAATCGTTTTGGTAATTTTTGGTATTTACCTCCCCCGGCGGCTGCGAAATTTTTGGGCCCCACCCCCACTCAATGTCAGAGGAAAAGGAAGAAATCAAAATCAACTTTTGTGAAAAGCCAGGGAAATCACCAACGCCAGCGCCGCCAACCAACCAATCAGAACCCGCGCCAAACAAAAATAAAAACGTGGTAGGCCTGCCGCATGAGCCACGCAGGAACGGCCGCAGCATATGCCAGGTAAACGCCTGCCGCCAACATCTGGAGGAGCCAGCTAATCAGCAGCAGCAGGATAATATTTTACGTCCGATAATAAGGATTATGTTAAAAGCTCTATCTATGTTTATGTTTTGGTAGCATCTTCTGAACAATCGTTTACTATTACTGCGTCATCTGCCGCGCCCCAATGATACACAGCCGGGCCCTTGTTAGCGTGCTGCTGCTTGTCAAAAGCGCCTATACTCTCTGCATATAGCTTTGACGCGGCTAACTTATCCTTGTTGCTGGCTTTATTGTCTGACATAATTTTGAGCCAATAAGCCTGAAGGTCCTGCACAGCCAGGACGGCAACGGCTGCGCCCTGCTGTTTGAGCAGCGCCGCACAGTCCTCTAACGTCTGCGGCGTTGTCGCTATTGCCGGCGGCCTGCCTCTTGTCGGTGTATTTGTGTTAGCTAATAAACTTTTAATCTTAAACATCACGTCACACTTTTGTTACAACCATATATAATATATTATTAATATCAATCACAACAGATTTTGTAAACATCAATAATATAAATACAATCAATAATCTTTATTTGCAAGAATCCAACAATAAAAAAAGATTGACAAATAAAAACTGCCAATCATCAATAAAATTATATTAATTATCTTGTTTTGAATTATATACCCTAAAAAATGCTATTAAGTCAATGATACATTATTATATTTTTGTGAACGTCTTAACATATTATAAATGTTGCTGAATAAAGAAGAACGGCCGCCGCTGAACATCTGCCAGCGTGCGGCCGTTGCTACTCTTATAATGTTGTTTTAACCCTCTGCATCATCTGCGGGGCTGCCGTCATCTGCTGGCGGCACTGGGAACGTCAGAACGGCGCGCCCGGTATCATCTACAAACGCCAGGCGAACGCCGCAGGCCTGCGCTATCCTGGTTAAATCCTGCGCCGTGAACGAATCCCGGTTATATTTGTTGCTTATCGCCTGGGGACGCGCTAGCCCGCAGGCCTGCGCCAGGTCCGCGCGGCTCAATCCTGCCAGCTGGGCAGCAGCCTTAATTGTCGGTGTAATCATGTTGCTATACCTCCTTAGCTATCTTATCTACATTATATACCCGCCGCGAGTTTTTGACAACTCAAAAAAATATAAAAAAATCTCAAATCGAGTATTGACAAGATACCCAACACGAGTTACAATAGACTCAACAAGTCAAAGAAAGCACTCAATTAGAGTGCTATTTTAGGAGGTTATGAAAATGAAATTATTTACAAGCATTATCCTAGGCGGCGTTCTGCAGGTCCTGGCCGTTAGCGCCAGCCGCTCAGCCTACATTAACCCCGATACAGCGAACGCGCTGGATTGCTTCTTCTGGTACGTGGAAAACGGCGGCCTTGAAGTTGCTTGCGTACAAACAGCCGCCGACCTGGGCTGCTACGACCTGGCGGACGTTATCGCCGCATTATTTTAAGGAGGATGAAAACAATGAAAATTAAAAACTTGCGTATCAAACAACTTATAAAAGTTGCTCAGCTCATGAACCGCTACCCCGCATTAAGCGAGGCACAGCAAGAAGTCTACCAGTACGCAACCAACATCGTATATCTGCTGTAAGCTGATGACAAGGGCGAAAGCCCTTGTAAAGCTGCCGGCGGCGGTTCAAAGCCCGCGCCCAGCCGAAAGGAGAGAATAAGAAAATGACTTTTGAAAAGTATAATGCGAACCCCGAAAACAAGAATATTGGTGATTGCTCAATTAGAGCAATCTGCACGGCAACCCCGTTAACCTACCAGCAAGCGAAAAAGCTGCTGGAAACAAAGGTATTTGAGAGCGGCGCCGCGTGGAACACCGTTAAAAACATCACCGCCGCCCTGGCTGATTTAGGTATAGAGGTTAAAGCCGCCAGCCGCGAAACAGTCAACAGCTTTACAAAGCATTGCGATACCGGCGCCAGCTACGTTGTTTTTGTAGCAAAGCACGCCGTAGCCGTTGTCAACGGCGTTATCTATGATACATGGGACAGCAGCCGCCGTTTTGTAAAGCTGGTTGCCAAAGTCAGCCGCGAGAAATTCGCCGAATTAAAAGCCAAATACAACCCGGAACCAAAAAAGGAGGAAAAGAAAATGGACTGGAGAAAGATTTTTGCCGCTTGCGAAACAATCGAGGAACTTAAGAAGGCATTTAAAAAAGCCTGCATGAGCTGCCACCCGGACAAAGGCGGCACGGCCGCAGAATTTAAGGCAATGAGCGCAGCGCACGACAAACGCGCCGCCGAACTTGCCGAAAGCGAAAGCCGCCAGGAATGGAGCCGCAACAAGAAAGCGGACGGCACTTATAAAACAGCCGCCGAAATCCTGGCCGAACAGGCGGAATTTGCCGAAATCCTGGCCGTGCTGATGGGCTTGAAGGGCCTTGAAATTGAAATCTGCGGTAGTTGGCTATGGATTGGAGGCGAAACGAAAGAGAACAAAGACGCCTTGAAAGGCGCCGGCTGCAGATGGGCCAGCAAGAAAAAACTTTGGTACTGGCATGCTGGCGAGTGGGTAAAGAAAGTCCGCCGCGCGTTGACTATGGAACAAATCCGCGACCTGCACGGCAGCGAGTTTTTGAAGTATCGCCCGGAAACGCCCTTGTTACAATAGCCGAAACGCCGCCCCGTGCGGCGTATACCGGGGACCGGCCGCCCCGGTACTGATGAGGCAGGCCAAAGGAGGAAGTTAAAATGTCAGTTATTCGATTATCAGCTAACCACGTTTACGCCGTTGCTGCTGGCGTTACGAAATTACTTAACAGCGTTCCCGCCGTCAATTATGTTTTTTTAAAGGACAACACGCGCGACGCTTTAAACGCTGCGTTTAAGGACTGCAAAGGGGAATCAAAGTACAGCCTTTATCCCTACGAGGGAGCGAACGTGTTTACCCTTTTAGCCGACATCAACGCCCGCGCATACGTTGGCAGATACGGCGAACCGGCGGAAGCGGTCCGGCTGGATGAAATCACCGAACCCCGAAACCTGCTGAAAACGCCAAAAATCGTCAATCAGCATTACGACCCCGGCGCCGATTGGTTCGCCTGGGTAAAATTGCTTGAATCGTATATCTACCAATGCGACGGGGACACCACCGGCGGCGCCCCCGTTATAAAAGCGCTGGCGCTGCTGCTAGCAGATGTTAAGTTATGGATTTTTAACCATTTAGACATCTACGACCGCGCGCCGTGGCTCATTTGAGCATTTTAAACTATTCAACCCACTACACCGGCAGGAAAGCCGCCGGTGTAGAATATTAAAAGGCAGAAGCGATTTTCTAGGAGGAATCAACCATGTTGAAAGAAATCAAAAACAATGTTTACAACGCGCTTTTTGTCGCAGCCAATGAAGAAGGCCAGCGCTACGCCGCTTTTGAAAGCGACTGGAACGGCGAATATTGGGAAGCGATAGCCTGCACCGAAAGCGGCGAGCTTATCAAAAGCGAAACCGTTAAGCTTTACCCCGTCATGGTGTACCTGGCCGAATCCGACCAATACGAAACAGTTGGCTACGATAAAGAAGCGCCCCGTATTCTTCTCCCCGGCTGGCGCGACTATCAGAAGTGCGGCTACAACGAAAGCTATTCCCTGGCCCCCGTCGCTTACAGTGAAGCGAGTGACCGCGTTTACATGATGCTGCCGGAAGGCGCTAGCGTTTACGCTGATGACGCAGGCTGCCCGGTGATTGATTATGACGGCTTTAAACAAGCCGACGTAATTAACCAATATGACGGCAGCGGCTGCCGCCCGTATATCATCGACAACGACCGCCGCCGCGCGTATCTGGAAGTTGTCGAACTGTAAAACTGAATCACCCGCCCGGCGCAAGTCGGGCTATTACGGATGAATGCTTATAAAACACAAGCCCCAGGGCAAACGCCCCGGGGCTTTTCTGTATCCTGCGAATGCGAGCAGGCTATATATTTTTGAAGCCGAAATGTTTTACAGGTATAATCACTAGGGCTGCCATAATTGGAACGCGTGGCGGCCCTTTTCTGTGCGTGTAGCGCATACTTTAGGGAAGCGAAAAACAAAAAGGCCGAGGCAAAACCCCGGCTTTTTTTGTTTGTGTTCGCACACGTAACGCCCAACCAATAGCAAGCGTTTTCTTAATGTTTGGAAGCGGCAGCGCCGTGCGCCTGCCTTTACTTTTCTTGCTTCTGTTCTGCCCTGGCCTTTTGGAAGCTGTTCGCGTTTATGTCAATCCGGAGCAGCCCTTCTTGAATCGCCAGCATGAGTAGGCCGTCAATGAATGAGCGGCGGCGGAGCGCGTACACCTGCGGGCTAATCTCATCCATAACGGAGATTTTGCGGACCGTCCAATGGTATACATACCGGTGCTGAATCGCCTTATAAGACTTGTCACCAAACCGCTGCCGAAACAGAAGAAGCGAACGTTCCATAACATCCAGCCATTTTTCCGGCTGGTAAACCAAAAACGCCTGCCCAAGATAAATACACCGAACCGCAGCAAGCGGCGTTACTGCTTGAATCGCAAGGCGTGCCGTAGAATCGCCGCCGGTCCTCATATCAAATTCCAAGCGTTCCGCCCTCTGCTGCATCCTGGCGGAAACAACCGCTTTACCAATCGCATTTTTGGCAAAGAACAAACTCTCTGCGTGGTCTGCTGCTTCTGCGTAATCCATTTTCTTTACCAGTCCACATCATCGAGCGGGTCTTTCCGTTCCTCTTTCGGAGGATACGGCGCTGTGTTTTCCGCAATCCGGACACATTCCAAATGCTCCATCAGCAAGTAGCTTGCTTTAGAATTTTTGCCGTTCCTATCCACGTATAAATCAGTCTGAAAGCGGCCGCCCACAATAACTTGCGAGCCTTTTGTAACAAAATTGCTGATATATTTAATCAGTCCAGGCACAAAGCAGCGGCAAGAAATGTAATCGTAAACGCGCTTATTATCTTTATCCCGATATTGGCGCGCACACTGTATTTCCAAAGTGCATACCTCTTTGCCGTTCTTCATAACTTTTGCATCCGGTTCAAATTTTACCCAGCCAAGTATTAAACAGTTATTCAACATTATAAATTTTCACCTCAACTTTTGGTATGTCACTATATTTTTTAGATACTGTAAGTTTAACAATCTGTTTATCATCCTTGTAGACAATGCCAGATATAGAATCAAGAATAATTTTTGCAACGTTGTCAACATCGGTTTTTTTTATCGGCAGTTGCAAGCCGTTTAAAGCCTGCTCCTTGAATTTTTTCGACTTGCTGGCAGGAATACCCACGTCAGCTATTATCTCTACACCTAGTGGCAATTCCGTGAGCGTCAGCCCTATTCTTTGCATTGCTTCACTGGCTAACAGTTTGACGTAGGCTTTATAGTTGCGGCTTTTCTCCGGGTCGTATGCTTTCACAAATCCACCGTGAGTAGAGAAACGGGGTCTGCCCTGCGCCGTCGGTTCGCCTGGAATCGTAAATGTTAAATTCATTCTTCTGTATCCTCTTCAGATTCATCGTCAGCATCAAAAGGCCCCGGGATATATACTTCTTCGTCCTCTTGCTTCGCCAGCTCCACCATATACAAGCCAATCAGACTATATACGGCAATGTCTTTCAGACTTTCAGCGATTTTGTCGCCATGAATATCGTGAGTATAAACAAAAGCGATATGCTTTGCCATATACGCTTTCAATTCCTCAAACATTCCCTCTGCATCGTCCGTGTGTCCGTTCAGCAGCGCGCCGCAGCGAAAATTAGCAAGCTCATCTGCGCCGGAAGAATACTGCTCATATTTCTTTTGGAACAATTTCCCCAATTCGCCAAGCTGGCTACACATATATTTGCTTAAACCTTTACTCATATTTTGGTACCTCCTTCACATAATCCACATAATAGACCGCCTTAAAATCTTCCGGTGCTTCCGCCTCTGCTTTAACCTGCGCTGCATCAGCGTTATCAGCCTCAACGCAGGTTTGCAGATCCATATCGGGGAAGGCGATACTCTTCCAGGTTACAAGATACTTCATTTTCTCGCTTCCCTTTCCTGTTTAATCGCTTCCAGCATCGGCCGCTGAAATTCGCAGTCATCATCAAATTCCACTTTGCCGTCCCTATCTCTGCGCATCTCCATTACCTCAAAATTCCATTCAATGTCGTGCTCCATCTGCGCCAGCATCCAATCCGGGAAGCGGTGAAGATTTGTCACCAGTTCGCTTTGGATAGCAGACAGGCTTTGTGTGCCTATCCTATGTACAGCATATCGAAAAGCAAACAGCATCACAGTCAGTTCAGGTTCGTTCATTCTTGTTTGCTCTCCTCCTTTGCTCTCATTCGTTCAATAACTGTGCTTGTTATCTCGATGGCTTCGCTAGCAGCCATTCCGCCACCGCATTTACTATGCACGTATTCAATGGCTTGCCACATCACAGTAGCGACAAATTTTTTAATCGTCGGATACTCTCCGTTTACTCTGCTGCTGCAATTTTTGTCGCCTTTATCGTAAGCGAGCATATACTGAGCGCCGCTTTCTTCCAATAACTTCTTAGCTTCTTCTACCTTGTTGTAATTAATCATGTTCTTCATCCTTTCTTAAGCCACGCTTATTTTTCGATGTTTACAATTTCAATTTTGACCAGATAATCGCTGATGTCGTCCCCGTCAATGTACCAAATCTTGCTGTTATTGAAATAAACTTCAAGCTCGTCCAGGTCACCATCGTATTTCAGGTATTTGATACCCTCCAATTCAATGTCGATAAATTCGCCGAATCCGTCGTCGTCGAGGTCGCCCACCCAGTCAGAGTCGTCAATGCAGGTGCTCAAGAGGTCTGCGCCAGCGCATTCGCTTTCAATCGGTGTGCGAACAATAACCTTGCCATTATCAAACATATAAGTGCTTTCAACGATATGCGTAAGACCAAAGGCCTTTTCCGGATCATAAGATTTTAACATGAATATTCCTCCTTTTATAAAAAGCGACAAAGAAAGTCGGCTTCGTAGCATCCCGAGTATCGGTCTTGCCGTTCGCCGCCGTCCCATATCTTCCAATACCTGTCCATTATGATATTCGGACCGCAATCTAAGCCACGCTCAATGCCGTATAAACGCCCTAAACGTGACACAAGACTATCTTCTGTATGTTTATCGCCATAATTCATTTAAAGCCTCCTATAGCTCATAATCAACGCCCATTTCCTTTGCAACGGCGGGCAATGCCGCTTCCGCTTCTTTCCTTGTCTTAAAAACCCAGCCTGCTTTAGCTAAAGCTTGAAAGGTAATAATGTCATTCACCCAAACAAAATCTACAACCTTTAAAACACCATCCAAGCCCACACTATAAAAACTATACACTGTCTGCCCTTCTTTCGGCTTCCACGGTAGCTTCACAATTTCGTCAGTGCCCTTCACCAAGGCAGCAAAGGCTACGTCAGCAGATATTTCGGCTATTTCAATACCGCTGTCATGGGTTAATTTCAATCCGGCGTTAGTAAATCTATAGGTCAATTCGTTATCGCCTTTAACTTTAAAGTCTTCGCCTATCTCTACACCCAACATTTGGGCGATTTGCGGGATTAAATTTTTAGCCATTTTTATACCTTCTTTTCTTAGATAACCTACACTATAATACGCACACCATTAGGTTTTTTATTTTTGCCGCTATCTATAACAATCATTTTTTCATCAAGTCCAGTGGCATAACCAGTATAATGCGACAAAACATCTAATGTTAAATGCTCATTTTCTGCGTCATGTTTTACTGCCCATTCGTAAAACTCTTTAATCGTCATTTTTCTTTACCTCCGTAATTTTTCATAAACCACGAATTGCCTGTGCCGTCAAAAATCAACTTAAAGCCATTGATTTCAATTTCTGCCTTGCCGTCAAACGGCTTTTTAGTGACGGCAAGCCAACTCAATTTATCCATGACAGCTACAACAGCGTCATCTGTTAAGTCAATTTTTTGTCCTGTAATAATGCCTTTGTTATTGACATTGGCATAGTAGATTTTTCCAAATGCTGAACAGCATAAATGTTTAGCCATGTTATCACTCCTTCATAGCCTTACTCGCCTTTAAAATTTTCTCAATTAGCTTATCCACGGCCTTGTCCGCAAGTTCGCCGGTAGCTTCAATGTTTGCTGGTGTTATACGCCCTGCCACATACATCGCAATCATTTCATCTTTAGTTGGAACAGCCATTGCAAGCACATCAACAATTAAGGCCACGCAGGTTAGTTTCTTCGTGAAATTTAAAAATGCTTTACCAAAGCCATTGTAGTCACTGCCGCAATCAGCGCGGCTTGAAACAATCCCTGTTATGCTTATGCCAGCACCCATGGTTAGTAAAACCCCTGCTACAATGCAGAAGTGATGTATCATGTCCATTCTTCCCGCCCAGTAAATCAACCACGGCGAAATAATTGGTTCATTCATTTGCACTTTCTCCTCATCCTTCTATCTCTGCAATGAGTTTATCAATCTCATGCTGCAATTCATTGTCGATTTCTGCACGAATAACAGCCATAGCCTTGTACAGATAATCCGTATCGCCGGAGCAAAGCCATTCTTCCAGCTCTGCATTAACAGCCTTGATGAGCTTTTCTTGATGTTCCATGTTCTTCAACCTCCTTTAATCGCTATCAACAAAGCAGCCGCAGCCTCCAATATCGAATAAGTCAATCTCCTTATGAGCTTCCACGTCCAATCGAAGTTGCCTTAATGTATAAGGCTTAGTAACGCCATTCGTAGTCTTTTTCATAAACGCTATATCCTTGCCTAATAACTCACGCATGGAATTTTCTTCCTGCTCTGCTCTTGCGTATCGGTCCGGCAACGCTTCAAGTAGTTTTGCGAAATGCCCTTGCCCCGCACGGCAGCAGAAGCCGCCGCAGTTATTATGCGCAAATCCCATAGCGTACAGTCTTGGCGGTTCTATGCCATCAGCCTTTAACACTTCAAGCATATCAACCTTGCTGAGATATGGTGCTTCACTCATTGGATATTCAACCTTGAACGGTGCCCAATTTTTCCTCGGTGCATTAAAACGATGTGTTTCCGTCCAATCCAATCCCAGATACAACTTAGTTTCTTCCGGCTCATAATTGCTGAAAATATAATCATGAGCTGTTTTCTGCTTTAGGATATGACTGCACGGCGCCAGCCTATTGTTCCCTAAAAATCTGCTATCCCGGTACACTTCAAAAGGTGTTCTTCCGTCAGCGATTTTTATCAGTTCAGCGCCTAGCTTCTCCGCTGCCTCGTCGATAAATCTGTATAAGTCCTCGTCCTCTATTTTGGTGTCGGTAAAAAGCAGGACAACGTTCTCTTTACCGACGTTTTCTATAACTCGCTTGGCAGCGCAATAACTACACGCGCCGCCGCTAAAAAATACTACGTGTTTCACTCACGCCAGCTCTTTCGTGTTTTATTACACATGAGCTGGGCACGCCAGCAAGCCACCCATACAGTAAGCTGATTAGACTAACTGCGCAGTCATCGCCAGCGTTTACGTTTATTCTTAGCACTTAATACGGTGTTTCCAGGTAATCAACCTTTGAGCCTGTGCAGCTCGCCACCTCAACAACCCTTGTTAGGATGAGTGATTCGCGGTATTCTTTCTCTCCCTTGCTCCGCATTTCTGCGGCGTATTTTCACACCGCTTGCAAGGCCTATCGCACTCACAGCAGCAGATGTGAAGCAGCGTACTTATCACGCAGTCCGGTGTAACAGCCCTGCAATAGTATTTAGGCTTTAAGCGTGTTTCTAGTGCGCTGGCAGTTTCATCCTGCTGCGTAATGGTTTCCGGCGGCTTCGGTGTACCCGTCAGTCCCTTTACCTTTGCTTTACATCTCAGCAGGCCACAAGATTTTTCCTTGCCTTTCTTAAACTCCCAGATGGTCACTTTTTTTGTTTTGCCACAATCGCAACGCACCAAGAAGTAAGCTGAACCCCTATCCTGGTAGCCTAAATACTTCTCAACTGTCAGCGTGCCAAATTTCACGCCAACCCATGCCGTCCAATTATTCACGCCAGCACCTCCAAAGTAAGCTCGTTGCCACATTTCAGCAGCTTACTTTTGCAAGGCTCATTATGCTTGCAGCTATACGCATAGTCGTTCATGTAGCATTGCAGGATGCGGAATTGATTGTCAATAGCGTTATCATTCAAGCCAATCTGCCGGCCGTACTCAAATACGGCTTTATCCTGCGGCATATACGGCATAATGAGCCGGTGTTCCGCCAGCTTTGCCCTTGTCCATTTCAGCAGCATACTGTTCAGCCTGTCAGCAAGCGGCTTGCCGTCGCTCAGCTTCTCCATGTTGCAGCGGTTTATATTCTCCTGCACATGAGCTTCTTCTGCCTGCTTCAAAGCAGCCTGCATCAGCGCCGGGCTGATTATATTCACGTTAAGGCCGTTCGCACCGGTCAAGGTAAGCGCTATCTGCTCTGCCTTCTCCCACCGGTCAAGGCCTATATTTTGCTGATTAAAAATTCCTGCCCAAAGGTTGACTGTTTCTGACAAGATTCGTTTCGCTTCTTCCAGGCGGTCAAAGCCGGGCCGTATATCCTGCGGCATCCGTTTTCCTGCCTGTTGCAGTTTAACAATCGTTTGGGCTATTCTCTGCTGTTGCAGCATCTTCTTCGCCTCCGTACAATTCGTTCACTAGGTCCATGCCTGTATAATCATTCCTGCCTTGCTTCTTGCTGTTGCCGCTGGCATAGTTTCTTGCTACGGTCTGCACATACGCAAAGTTTCTTGCGCCGTGCTCTACCGCCGCTAGTATTCCTTGCTCAACGGCAGCTTCGCCAACCTCACCTAACAAGGCTTGCAGTTTTTCTCCGACGATTGGAGTAAGCGGCATCATGTTTTTCTCCCACAAGGCAAAAATTTCAGTATGTGTTTTTGCCTCGTCATCGTCATTTCTTTTAGGATGATGATAATCATCCTTTTCTTTATCTCTATACTCTATACTCTTATCTCTAATCTCTGTCGGACATTTTGTCCCTTTTTCTGGGGACATTTTGTCCCCCTTTTCGGGGACATTTTGTCCCTTTTTATTTTGACGTTGCGTCTTTTTCTTCGTCGCTGATTCTGACGCGCTACCGCTGCCGGTCATATTAGCAACCTCCGGCAAGTAGCTTTCGCCTTTATCGTTCTTCTCAATAAGGCCAATTTGTTCAAACAAAGCAAGCGCACTTTCGACGATTTCAATATCAAATTGCGTCTGTTTAGCGATTGATTCAGCAGTATACTGAATAGTCATTTTGCCGACCTGCCGAACAAGTACGCCGTCAGTTTTCAATGACTTTAAGCACAGTTTAAGGTACAAGAGTACGTATTTTTCGCCGTTTTCCTGGTCCTCTAGCCACTCAACGACATCACTTTCAAAGAAGTTTTCGTTGAGCTTTAACCAATAATACCTGCCAGCCATGTTTTACTCCTCAAAGTATGTAGGTACTTCGTACACCATTTTATTGTTCTTCCGGTATACCTTGATTCTTCCGTCCTTCTTGCAGAACTTCAAAAATCTATACCAGCGTTTCGGATTGCTCTTTCTATACGAATACATAGAAAGAAGATGAAGTCCAGCTGCTCCCTTGATAAGCTCAAAGAATAAGTCGAAAGCATCTGGCTTTGCTTCTTCTAAATCGTCCGCAAATTTGTTACTGAAGCCAAAGTGTCCTTTACCTACAAGAACTATTGCTTTACTTTTTTCGCACGGTGTCGCTTTTACATTCAACATTTTGTCCCGCTCCTTTCAAATTTTTAGGGGACATTTTGTCCCAAAGTTGGGGGACATTTTGTCCCCACTTTTCGGGACATTTTGTCCCCGATGATTTTGGTTATTTCATGCTTGCTTCAATTTCTTCTGCCGTGAAGATTTCACCGGTAGCAGTATCAACCTTGCCGCCCTCTGTAAGCTCCTGCGCTTGCTCTGTAGCGTTCTCTGCATCAACATCGATGTATTCAGCCTCGCCGGTTTCTTCGTTGAGCACAGCGGCTTTTCCGTCGCTCTCTAACGCTTCCTGCATCTCGATGGACATAGGCGCGTAGGTTTTCATGATAGAGAGAAGAACGGTTTTGCACGCCATAGCATCAAAATCAGACTGCCACGGGCCACTATTGAAGGCCTTGCTAAAGCGTTTAGCGTGGCTGATAACTTCTTCTTTAGTCCAATATGCGGTCTTGCTAAAGCCGTTAATGGTTTCAAATCTTGCGAAGTAGCCTACGATGTTTTCGGAAGTTTTTTCGCCAGGCGTGTATGCCTCGGTAAAGCGGTTCCAATCTCTGATTTCGCCCTCGTACACCGGCGTCATAATGATATGCTTCATTTTGCCGGTGCGCATTGCAAGCTCAATCACGCCCTTGTAACCAATCTGGAATTGTGCGCTGCCCTTGTAAGGAACAATCCATGCTTTACCCAAAGACGGGTTAATAGGCAGGTCCAGGCTTGCAGCAGTCGCAGCCGCCGCCAAAATAGTTTTCGGGTTCGCCGTGGCCAGCAATTTATTATTGTTAGTCAGTGTCAGCAAAGAGGAAAGAAAGCCTGCGCTTTTCTTGCCTAACATCTTCTCAAAACGTTGTTGTACGCTCTGAGAACCAATCATCACACCTAATGCAGAAGGTGCTTTGCTAGCGGCCGCAGGTGCTGCCGCTCTTTTTGCAATACCGTTAATAGTTGCCATTATTCTTTTAACCTCCTTAATTTCAAACAGTCCTTTTCGCTGTCATACAGAATTTCTTCCAGCGACAAGTCCAATGCTTGTGCCAATTTTACACGTGTGCGCAATGCAATATTTTTTACTACGCCGCATTCGTATGAGCTGATGGTCGGCTTCTCTACGCCAACCATCGCAGCAACATCACCTTGCAGCAGGCTTAATTCCTTCCGCTTATGGAACAAGGTTACGCCTAATTTCTCTTGCTCTGTAAGGCTCATTTTAACGTGAACCTCATACTAGGCTTGCCAACCTTGGCATACTTTTCGTACACGTCCGGCAGGTCTTTTTTCAGTGCCTTTTTGTCCAGCGTTACTCTTCCGGCAATCTGTATATAGGTAATTTTTCTATCCATAAACACGCCGCTTTCGCTGCCGTTCAGCATGAGCTTCAAGGCGTTTTGTGCCTGCGCTAACTGTTCTTCCAGTACCTTTTTCGTTGCCGTCAGTCCGTCAATACACTTAATGTATTGCTCTGCTGCGCTAGGCAGTGCGATACTGTCAACCGCTAACTTATCCTTATTCATTTTGTCAATAGTTGCGGCAGTGCTTTCGCTGCCGTCAACCTCCGGCGGGATATTGCTTTGCAGGTTGTTCCAGAATATAATCGCTTGCGCTCTCATATCCGAAATAAACTCATCGTTGCGCGGAATTTCTTTCCATACAAAATGGTTGCCGCCGATTAAGCAGGCAATATACCACTTCTCGCAGCCGGTAATCATCATGTACCACTGACACTGGCAATAATAAGAATCTGGCAGCTCGTCGCCGTCCCAATCTTTACTCTTGAACCCATTCGCAGTCTTACATTCAAGGCCTGCATTTTCGCCTACCACAAGGCGGTCAACATTCGCAAGCATGAATTCGTATGATTCATCTTGCAGCGTGCCGCACTTGCGAACCTTCTTGCCGGTCAGCTCACAGAATCTGTCAGCTACAACCTGCTCAAGCACCGTACCCCAATACACAAATTCATTATTGGAAAGGTCCTCCGGCTCAACGTCACCATGCTTTTCGGCATAGAGTGCGTAAGCGCTCTTCCAGGGATTCAGTCCCATGATGCAGGCAATATCGCTGCCGCCGATACCGCTATTGCGGACGCGTTCCCACGCCACGCGGTCAGCGGCTTGCTCAACTGTCATAATCAGTTTACCCTTCAATTTTTCATGCCTCCTTAAATTTCTTTATACAAAGGGATAACAATTTGTTGTCCCGCTTGTAGCTCTTTACCTATGAGATTGTTATGCTTGCGAATGTCAAACATCAGCTCGCGACAATCTCTGTACTTGTCCTGCTCTTTCATGTGAGCATTTGCAATATCCCACACTGTCTCCCCTTCGCTTACATAGTAAGCAACCAGGGTTCTGCTATAACTAGGGAACAAAAAGCCATGTGCTCTAATGGCCAGCTTTGCGGCGCTGCCACCGGTCAGAAAGATAAGACCGGCAAGCAGCATGACAGTGATGACAAACGCTTTCACTAAGCCTTTAGTAGTCTTGCTCATTTTCCCCATCCTTTCATAACAACCTTGCGCCAGCACTCGCCACCGCTGCACACGGTAACAAGCAGGCCGCTTTCCTTATCTACTACTTTAGAGAAGTTCATGTGCGACAAGTCTTTACCGCACACAGCGCATTTTCTCTTTTTCCTGCTCATTCGTACCTCCAAACTTCTGCCTCTAAGTCAAGAGGCGTAATCCCCATGTACTCTGCAAACTTTGCGGGGCTGATATGATAAGCCCAACTCTTTTTACTGCTGGCGTGAATAGCCACGCCGAACGGTAACGCGCCACTACGCAGGCCCATACGCACAAACATCTCGCTTTTCTGCATGAGCCGTGCGGCCGTTTTAATAGGAACGTTTCCAAGCATCTTACTGCCTCCTTTGCTTTAGAAAGCGCATTGCCGTTTCGTAGCGTTTTTCAGCTCTTTCAATAGCTTCTGCGCGTTCTTTCTTTTTAGCTTTTTCTTCCAGCGTGTCACACCGGATTGCGCCCATGATTCTTTTCAAATCTTTGTCGGTCCTACTATTCAAAGCATACCTCCTGCCCGCGCCGACGCTAGGCGCGGGGCTTGTTTCTATTTCAGCCCTACTGGCCGACTACCTGTTGTTGCTGTTCACACAGTCTTACGGCAGCTTGCAAGCCCTGCATATATGCGGCCGCAACCATAAGGCCGTCCGCTTTAAGTTTGGACATATCAACCGCCGTGCGCTTTACACGCTTTTCAGTTAATACTTCTTGCTTTACTTCCATTATTCTCGCCCCTTTCCATCTCTCCCGTGCTATAATAGGTGTTACAGAACGGAGGTGATATTATGTTTATTGAAATGCCTAAAAAATGTCCAATTACCGGAGGTATGGCTACCGGTATTAAAATTGATTGTCCAGGCTGCGCTTTTTATATTGACCAGGAAAAGCAGTGCCGGATAATCTCTACAGATAACAACATCAAGCTTCTGCTTGCTCTTCTTCAAAAACAACAGCAACGTTAGAATTACATTCGATTACGTAGCTACAGAAGTTAAGCATCTGCTTTGCTGCTACCTGATTCTGACCGTTAAGCAAACCAAGAATTTGTTTAGCGGTCTTTTTTTCTTCTGTTGTCAGCTTTTGGCTTTCGCTCAGCTCATTAAAGCTATACATCCTCTTTCCCTCCTTTCTGTTTCTCGAAATTTTTATTCGCTTTACGTATATTATACTACTACGCTAATTTCATTTTGTCAATCTTTTTTTCGATTATCGAAAAATTTTCCTTGCTATTTTTCTTTCGATTATCTATAATATATATAGCAAAGCGAGGTGATTATATGGAGACGATAAACAGTCGAATATCCTTAGTAAGAAAGCAATTTAAGCTAACGCTTTCTGAGTTCGGCGCAAAGCTAGGACGTGCAGTTAGTACCGTCAGCGAGTATGAAAAGGAAGGCAAGGGAATTACAGATAGAGTAATAGAAGACATCTGTCGAGAATTCTATGTCAATGAAGATTGGCTACGTACTGGCGAAGGAAATATGTTCCGTGCCAGGAATACAACCAACGAAGAATTAGCACTGCAAGTTGGCAAACTGCTAAAGACAGATGATGAGTTTACCAAAAACCTATTTTTGGAATATCTCAAACTGCCACCCGAGATGAAAACTTTATTTGAAGATTTCGTTCACAATCTGGCAAAAAGCAAATAACCAGCAAATAAAAAAATCCCCCGTACCATCCGCGGTACGGGGGATTTTGCTATGCCTTTTAAATTAGTGCAGCAAATAAAAAATCAATCTTCGTCTACAAGTCCAAGGATAAAGCTGTATATGACAGCCAGCGTTTCTTCATCTTTCACTTCCTGCAATATACCGATTATCCTACTCAATAAAACCTGCATTGTGCCCTCCATTCAAATTAAAGCAGGCCTACAACACTAAGAACCTATTTATATTCTACCACTAAGCTCGCTCATTATAAAGAGTTTTAGGAAAAGTAATTATTTAAATTGCAGTTTACATTTAAATGTGCTATTATTAAATCAAATAAAGACAGAAAGTGAGGTGGTTAACATGGTTGACAGTGACACTACAAGCCTACAGATTAAGAACCTCTATCAAACAATTTTCGCTGTGCCATTGGCGCAAGGCGTGACATGGGCAGTCTAAAAAGCTGCCCATTATTTTTTTATTACAAAGGAGAGTGCTTATAATGTATGAAATTTCTCTTGCGATTGCAATAATAACCCTAATCTGCTACTTCATTCTTACCAACGGCAAGGAAGGAGCAAGAACGATTGTCAGAAATGCTTACGCTGATTACCCCTACCCGACAATGCCGTATATGCAAGAATACCTAGAAGCCAACGCCGGCATATATGTTAGCAAGTTTGTATTCGGAGGTTTCGCCAAGCTCGCATTTAAAATTTTGGTTATTGGTGGTATGCTGTGCTTGCCAATAGCCGCTATATCTATATATGCAAACGGCATTTTCTCACCGCTATCCGGAATAGCTGGTTGTACTTTTCTATTGAAGATTTGCACTGATACTGAATCTTTTTATTCGCACAATATATCAACGGAATTATTTACACAAAACATTATTAGAAGGCTGGAAAAGAAATTTCCTCATGGTGTGCCATCAAGAATACTTTATAATCTCTCTACATACGAATATATCGCTTGTGATATTATGGCCCACACTTTTCATAAATAAACAAAAACAACAATAGCCCACGCCGTACACGTGAGCTATTGTTGCTGTTGTTTTTGCCGAACCGTAAACACAATTTTGAAAGGAGGTTGTTTAGCATAAAGAATCTGAACACATGAAAACCTAGAAAAAAGGAGAGCTAAGGAAAATCAAGATTGCATCTTCATTTCAACACCCCGAAAAAATGAAGGTACTATAGTGCTTGTATCAGTGTTCGCGGAAACTGCGCCGTCTACTGCGCCTACACCGGACCGCACAGCCGCCCCGAGCACCTACTTATATTATATCATGATAATATGTTTAATTTGTGAATAATAACTTCATATAAACGCTTGAAAGAATCAATACACACGTTATCCCCAGTATGTGCAAAAAATGCAACAACTGAAAAAGGAAGGAGCTGTCAAGCATGAAATTACCTAACGGCTATGGTTCTGTTACAAAACTAACCGGGAACCGGCGGCGGCCGTTTATGGTCCGCATAACAACGGGCTTTACCAATGACGGCCGCCAGCTTATGAAAATACTAGGCTACTATGCAAAGCGCACAGAAGCACTTACTGCCCTAGCCGAATACAATCAATCGCCCTATGATGTTGAAAGTGTGGGCTTGACGTTTTCCCAGGTACACGAGAGATGGGAAGCCGCAACCTACGTTGACGGCAAAGAGCAATCTAACCAATATAAGGCAGCATATAAGCGCTGCGCGCCACTATGGGATATACCGTTCAAAGATATTAAGACCGCGCAATTTCAGCAAGTCATAAATGACTGCGACAAAGGCTACGCTACCAAGAAGGCAATCCGAATCGTATGTAATCTGATGGCCAAATATGCGCTTGCTAATGATATTATAGTAAAAAATTATGTTGAGCTTACTAGCCTACCGCCCCAGGTTGAGAGCAGAATACATAATCCGCTGACCAAAAAGGAGCTTGCTATATTATGGGAGAACAGCCAGGATATAAAAGTGCAAGCCGTGCTTATCCTCTGTTATACCGGCATGCGTCCTACCGAGCTAGTGAAGGTTGAGAAAGCGGACGTTGATTTTGAAAATAAATTCTTCGTTGGCGGCATGAAAACTGCGGCAGGCCGTGGCAGAAGAATTCCTATTGCTGATAAAATATTCGACTTCTTCAAGGCTGCCTACGAACGCAGCACCGGCAAATGCATCTTCTCTGATGAGCGGGGAAAGAATATATCCTATGACGCGTACCGCAGCAGATATTGGGAACCGGTAATGAATATGTTTAAGATGGACCACTTGCCCGGTGACGGCCGCCACACTTGCGCAAGCCTGCTTGATGATAAAGACGTAAATGTAAAAATCAAGAAGCTAATTCTGGGACACGCCAGCTCCGATGTAACGGAAAGGGTTTACACTCATAAGACGTTAGAACAACTGTTAGAGGCTATTAATTTAATATAGTTTGTTACATACGTGTTACATACCCGTTACATACCTGTTACATACGTAGCTTATTTTCCGTGAGCCGTGGACACTTTTTGAAAATAACGTAAGCGAAGAAAAAGCCCGCAACCTGCATGGTTACGGGCTTTTCTTGCAATTTGTGATTGATTGAGATAGCCTTCTCTATTAACGTTTGGTAAATTTAATACCCTTATTTTAAGCCATTCTTTACGCTATTTGTTACATACCTGTTACATACTATATGTACTTTATATGTACTCATATCGCTTTAAGGCTTACAGTTAGGCTTCCATCTGCGCAAGCCACAAGTCAAACACCTTGCCTTCCGGTGCGTCGGGGTCGCGCATATAGGCTTTTGCTACACGGATATACATATTGATGTCGCTGCCGTAAATCTCGGAGTAGTCGGAATAGAGCATATTCATGACATAGTACCAATCAGCTTTTTGCGTTATGCCTTGTTGGTCCGCAAGTTGGCTAGTCTGTTCATACGTCCAATGCTCGCCGCTAGAGCCGTCAACATTCTTCATTCTGGCAACAGCTTGCTTTGCTAAATGCTCGTCAAAATGCGGGCCATACACAGCGCAGTGCATCTTATACATGGTGTTCCAATAGAGTTTAGGGCAGTGCATCTTCAGCTCATCGAGAGCATCACACACAATGTTCTCTAGCTCCTGCTGCTTAACCTCGTTGCCCTGGGCCTCGTGCCAATAATGCTTAAATCTTTTGTGCATAGCAGCTCACCGCCTTTAAGCCATTTTGGTAACTACCATAGTCGCGCTAGCAACAGTGCCCGCTACATCAATTTGCGCACTGATTGTAGCGGGAACGCCGCAGCACGGAATATAAATATCAGCCGCAGTAGTTAAACTTACAGCACTACCTGCCGCCGTCGCTGCTGCGGCAGGATTCTTACCGGGGATAACAACGCCGCCTTTCAGCAGATTCATTGTAACCAGGCCTGCTGCCGTCGGCTCAACCGTGGCTTGCAGGTCTACGTGATACAGTCCAGGTTGTTTTAAGGTTACAACCTTGCCGGTGGAATAGTCAATGCTCACACCAGTATTGGTGTTGATAATATCAAAGCTGATAAGGGCGTCAGCTAAAATTGCCTGATTAGTAGCAGCTACATCAAGGCTAGATTTGTAATGACAGTTATTCGGATTCTTTAACATCTTCGTTCCCTTCTTTCTTTTCCTTAGTGCCAACGACTTGATACTTCGTTTTTACCGTGTGCAGTACGTTCCGTACTACTTGCTGGCCGTCTGCGGTAAAGCCTAGCCAGCCTATGCCTATACCAATAAGCAAACTAACAAGATTAGATTCGTCTCGTTTCATATCGCTATACCTCCGCATATAAGAAAAGGGGACGGATTGCTCCGTCCCCACACCGCCGTTAGGACGGAATTACATAGCAGGCTGGCAGCCCTGCAACTGAGCAAGACTTTGCACGCCAAGGCCGTTCAAGATAGCCTGCGGCGGGCAGCATACACCGACGCCAGTAACCTCCGGCTTCTTCAGCATCTGGCAATTGATATTGCCGATAGCTGCTGCAAGAGCGTTCAGTTTAGCATCCAGGTTAGCTGCAAGAGTCATGCGCTCAATGGTAGCATCCTTCTGCATGAGTTTCAGATTAGATTCGTTCTGCATAGCCAGTGCGTTAATCTTCAAGTCAAAGATTTTCTCGCCCTGTTGTGCATCCCACTGTGCCCTCATCTGTGCGCTCAGTGCGTCGCGAGTATTGCGCGATTCGTCGATAATGCGGTAGTTCGTCTCCGCCGCGCTAACCAAGCCTTGACGTTCCACCTGACAGTTCGTAACTGCGGAGCAGCCATAACCCGGATAGCGGTCGCCGCGGCCGTCACGCACGAACCAGGCAAAAGCAGCAATGATGATAACGAAGAAAATAACGATACCCCAGCCGCTGAAATTAGAAATAGTCATATTTTCGTTCATGGTACTTATCTCCTTTCCTTGAACGTTTTATTACCTCAGCTCATTTGAGCTGTTGCAATCCTTTCCGTAGCGCATCCATTTGCGCATCTAAGCTACTAGCCTGCTGCTGTTGTTGCGGCGGCGACGCATTAAATGCAGCGCCCGTCGCACCACGCAGGCTGTTAATGTCTTGTCGCATCTTATCAAGGTTGATACCCATAGCCTGAGCCGCTACGCTGGCGATTGGGTTATTCAAATAGCCTGCGGCCTTATCAAGAATATCAGCGCCGATATTCTTCTCTGCCAGAACGCGCATAGCGTCCTCTCTGCTGCTAACTCCTTGCGCCGCTACACTAGCTACCTCCCACGCCTTTTCAAGTGCTGTCTGCTTCTCCGGCGGCAGATTCAACCACTTCGCTATTGTTCCTACGTTCATTTTTTAGCGCCTCCACTTCAGACTTTAATTCCTTCACGACAGCCAACATATTAGCCATCATCTGTGCTTGTTCAGCCTGTAGTTCTGCAGGCGTTTTTTCTTTTTGGATAACGCCAACTTCCACAAGCTTGTCATAATATTGCTGACACATTCCTTTCAGCTCGTTGTAAGCTTGCAAACTCACACCAACCTGCACGCGGTTACTATTGCCAAAGCCAAAGCCGTTAAGCTGGTAGATGTTCTGACCTTCGAGCTGTGCCAAGAATTGTTGTGGCTGCTGCACGTTGATGCTTGTAGTTTTTTGTTCCATGATATTCATAGCCGCTCACTCCTTATGATTTTATTATAAGGCAGCGGAGAAAAAATGTTCCCTTGATATTCCCTATGCTTTCCCTATTTTCGGCAAGTAAAAAGCCGCCCAGAAACAGGGCGGCTGATTAGAGGGATTTTAAAACATTTGTAATGCTTTTATAAGCACGGTTTAATTCCTTTTCTATTGTCTTGTCAGATACATTCAGCTCTGCTGCTATCTGGTAATTGGTCAAACCTTTTACAAATTTCAGCTCACAAACTTGCATCTGACGCGGCGTAATTTTTGCTTCGTGGAGAACCGCACTGAAAGAACGTCGCGTTGAACAGTTCAGCCATTCGCGCGTCTTTCGTAGCATCTCATTCATGCTGTTATCACCTACTCAGAAATATGTACCCAAGCAACGCAACTGTGGTCAATACCCAGCCTGCTGCCATAATATAAATTGTTCTAAGATAGCCGGCCAGCAACATTGTTACTAGACCGGCGGGAACCAGTTCCTTTTCTTCCATCATTTCACCATCCGTATTTTTATTTCGCAGCTGCATAAACAACTGCGAAGATTACGCAACCAGCATATAAGTTCCGCTGGTGCTTAACCCTCTTTGCCTTCTGGCGTTCCGATTCCATTTGCAGCTTCAACTTCTCGTATAAGTTCTCGCTGCGCTTCAACGATTCCTTTGCATTCACTAATGAGCGCTTGGAGTTCGTCAGTGCTTCTTGCGTTAGAGCGAGCTGTTTCTTCGCTTCGCTTAATTGCGTCAGCAGTTCTGTTGACGTGTTTTTCTGCTGTTTCAATTTCTCGTCTGCTAGATTCAATTTCGCTTCCAGCAGATTTGTTTGATTTTTGAATTGATTCCACTGTGCGATTGACAGCGTTATTTGCTTGGGTGCCGCTTCCGCCGTGCCAACGCCAGTACACGTCATTACAGATAAGCAAAAGACCAGCAACAATAAGACTAATCTTAACAGCTTTATCAATCTTACGTCTTGTTTCATCTTTCATTATTACCTCATATAAATACCTGTATTTGCAAAACATTATAAATCGCGTCAGACGCACAAACTTCGCCTACAAGCGGCTTTAGCTCGCCGCAGGATAAATCGTAAGCGGTGCTAATTTCAAAGCAATCATAGGCGAAGTGTTTTTGCGCAATTTGCGCCTTCTTGTAGAAGATTGTTATTATGTGCCTGGTAGTTTGTTATAATCCGAAATAATGGTGCAGCGCGCCAAGAGCAAAGCCTAAAACAAGGCCTACTAAAAATTTCTTGTCAGCAACAAAAGCTTTTAATTCTTCCATGATTTCACCTCCTTATCTTCCATTGCCAGCATAGCCATAAGCAGGTATGCCGTATGGTGTTGTCAAATCAATGCCGGCAACATACTCATAAGTAATACGTGCTCTATTGGCATAACCTGCTCTATACATCTCACCAACATCAGCAGCAATCCAATAGTAATTCTTAAACAGTTTGTAAAGTGCCTCCAGACTACGCAGGTTGACGCGCTCAAAACGATTCTCTAAAAAACGCTTTACGACGTAGGTACTGGTCGGACACCACATCCCAGCATAAATCAAACAGCGTGTATCATCCAACGTCGGCACCTGCTGAAGTGCCTCGACATATTGCAGGCAGTCACGGGATAACTGTTCTAATTGTGCCTGCTGCCCTGCTTCACTTCTTAAAAGTTCTTTCAGCAT